CTTAGTAACTAAGTTAGGTTATGAAGGTTTTGAAAAGGAAGTAATCATGAAGGCTATCGGTGATACTGAATATGATGACGTTCCAAAATTATTTACTGACTGTAGATTTTTAGCCTCAAAATTGGCTGAAGTTTATACTGAAGATTTCTCAGGTACATACTTAAATGATTTACCTGACTTTATGAAAAACAAAATGGCTGATTTTGTAAAAGATAACACAACAAAGAAACAATTGGAAGATTCTTTTGTTGATAGACTGTGTCCTATGATGGGAGACATCAATTCCAAGATGGAGTTGAAACTGAAAGATATTAGAGATAATATTCTTTCATAAATCACTAAAAGAAAGGGGGTGATTTCATCTAAGGAAGGTGTACGAAAGTACACCTTTTTTCTTTTGTACCGCCTGCCGGAATCGAACCGGCACGACCGTTTCGGGTCGAGGGATTTTCTTACCAACTACAACTTTCGTTGCTCCTTTCGGATTTGTGGTCTGGACTTTATCTTAACCATTTTACAGGTTCCTCCCGTCAAGTCTCTACACGTTCCCTTTTCGGGCTTCGCTCGGTATTGCCATTTTACAGGTTTCACCGAATTTGAGAGGTTCTACTTCTAAAGTTTCCCTTAGAGCACTCAAAATTGTAAACGCTTCCCTTCTCTTAACTCTTATTTTTTACAATAATTATTGTGTCCAAATTGACATTCTCAAACCCATAACTATTGTAGAAGAGATAAAGTTAGAAAACTTCGTGTTTACCACTAAAGTCCCTTGTGTCTACCTGTTTCACCAAGGCGGCAACTTTCTTTCACCATCATGTCAAAGAACATCACAGGTTTCCCTGTTTTGTTACACAAATATAACAATTAAATACTATTAAGAAAAGTTGTAATCAAATTCATTCCAAACTTTTTCTACATTTTCATCAACCACTCTTGAGAATATGTTTGGAACCGTTGGTTTAAATCTTAGTTTCATACCAGCATCTTCAGGAGTTTTATCTCCTTTTAAACTGTTACAACGACTGCAACATGTTACCAAGTTATTCCAACCATTACTTCCTCCACGTGATTTAGGAATTACGTGGTCAATCGTTAAATTCTTTTGTGAACCACAATATCCGCATTGAAAATTATCTCGTTTGAATAAACGTTTACGAGAAACACTCAAATTGTTTGGTCTGAATCTAACGAAATTCAGTAATCTGATTATAATTGGTCTTACAAAATTACCAATAGTCGTAACAATATCGTCACCCTTTTTTAGTACTTCGGCACGACCCTTTTGTACCAAGATAAAACCACGTCTAAGTGACGTTACATTTAATGGTGTGAAGTCCGAATTTAATACTAGTACTTTATCCATGTCTTTTAATTACTATGCAAATATACAAAATGATTTCATCAAATCAAAAAGTATTTATTCATAAATAAATAAACTAAAATTTTAATTATGTACACAAGGGAACAAATTGAAAAGGCCGTAAAGGGCAAAGGGTATGCTTGGTTTGAAGGAACTAAAGACTATGACCTAAACATTGTTGGGGTGAGAAACTCAGCTACAGGAAACAAAGTCACAAATGTATTTGATGACAAAATCACAGTTTCTTATAAACTAAATGGTGAATGGCAATTCCATGTGTGGAATGCAACAACAGACCCAGGTAAAAAGGGTGTTATGGAATATCACAACACGGCTGGTGTTGCAAGATTAGTTGAAGGTCAATACAGAGGTTCACACTCTATCGGTCTTCACCAGGGTAAGTACAAGGCTCTAAAACAAGCTAAACCTGTGAAAGTTTATCGTGACCCAAACCGTGACATGACTTATGATGAGACAAAAATTGCTGAGGGTATTTTTGGTATTAACATCCACCGTTCATCGGCAACAGGAACTTCAACATATGTTGAAAACTGGTCTGAGGGTTGTCAGGTTTTTTCAACAGTAACTGACTTTGATAAATTTATGGCGTTGTGTGAAAAAGCATCTGCAATTCATGGAAATTCTTTCACATATACATTAATAGAATCTGTTGATTTGGTATAATATGGGGCATTTAAAAGATATACTTACTGGTGGTAGTGGATACGTTAAAGTGGATGATAAGAATAGATTCTACTACATGTTACAACAAATGCAATCTAACCGTTGGAAAATTACATTGGTTGTGTTATTCCTTTTTTTCTTTATCCTTTTAGGTATAAACTCGGCAGTATTCTTTGGAATTGAAATTCAAGAAAGTTGGAAAGAGATGTTGTTAATTTTATTTGGTGCCTTTGTCGGTAACCTCAATAAAGTTATTGACTACTGGTTTAACTCAGAAGACAGAGATAAGATGTTGATTCAAAAAGTCGATGAAGAAGACGGTGAAACTTTATCGCACACTCAGGACTAATACGTAAATGTGGTTAATTATTTAAAGGGGAGGTAACTCCCCTTTTTTATTTAAAAAAAATAGGGGATTTCTCCCCCATTTTGTTAGAACTTCAACATCACACCAGCACTTCCGTTCCACTGTACGATTCCACGCTTTGGAATCCAGAACTCAAACTCACCGATTTCGTCAATCTTGTTGTTGATTCTCTCCCGGTATTGTGGGAGGTCAGCTTTGGTTTCGGGGTGTTTAACACCGATGTGTGCTGAACACACGGGTCCGATACCGGTCAGACGAGACATCTCATCGGTGAGGGTTCGTCCGCAACAACGGCAGATGCCTCCGTTTTCTTTGGTGAGATTGGCTTTCAGTTTGAATGCTTTGTCGCTCATCACCATCACTTCGGTTACGTCAACCAAGATTGGGAAGAACTCCAAACCTTTAGCGTCTTTGATTTTCTCGGCGATTGAACGACCCAACTTGATGGTGTTACCTACCAATTTAAGGTTAAGGGTGGTTTGAGAGTTTTTCGCTTTCTCACGATTTACTGCCTCGTATCCTTTTTGGATTTGTTTGTCGGTGAGGTTACGGTAGGTCAAGTATTTAGTCTTGAGGTCCACGATGAACGCGGTCTGACCGTTGTATTCAAGGATTGAACGAAGCTCAGTCGGGAGAGACTCCATATTAACTTCTTTGGAGCGGTCTTCGTTGATTACGAGTTTTTCAACAACTGCGTATTGTTTATCTGTGAGACGACCCCACTTATTAAGAGACTCGCTCATTTTGCGGATGAAGTCGTTTGAACCGTTATAGGCTTTTACTTTGTCGAGGATGATGGTTTTGTTGGTTGTCATGGTGTGTGGTGGTTTAACAATACAAATATACTGCACAGATTTGTATTTTATCACATTTATGAAATTTTTATTAGAAAATATTTGACTATGTGAATTATTAGAAAACAAACCCAAACTATAACAAATAAAAAAAGGGGTCAATGACCCCTTTTTAATTTTAGACAGAATTAAAGATTAATTCAACTCTGCGTTGATTTCTTCAGAAGAGACTGTTGTGTCTACAGACTCAACAACTGTAGTGTCAACAGATAAACTGTCAACAGATACCGTATCGGTAGATACAGATTCAGAAGTGTTACTGCAAGATGCCAACATGGCTACTGCGAAGATTGCGAAAATTACGTTTTTCATAGTGTAAAGAATTTTGTTTATTAGTTAAATAAATATAGTATAAAGTATCAAATAGACAAGGGGGATAATAAAAAAATGTTTTAGTCTGTGACTTGTAATCAATAATAATCATCCGTTAAGGGATAAATTTTTAAAGGTTTGGTTTTTTTACCAATCCGTATGTCCACCCTGTTGGAAGGGTTTCACCTTTTTTTAATTGTTTATTAATTTTTCCATCATTAATCCATTTTGTACCAATATTATAATTTTTCTTCACATTTCTCATTTTTTCGATAGTTTCTGGTTTGTGTTTCTTACCCCTCCAATCATAAATTTCATTGATGGGTTTAATGTCACCTCTTTCATATCTCCTTTTATTTGATTCTGAAATTTTTTTAGAATATGTTTCTTTATATTCGATTTCGTTTGCTAACCTATATCCATGTAATAACCCTGCTGCTTGAGAACATTTGAATTGGTGTTCAGAACTAAAGAATTTTCCACCACCGATTCCATCGTATTTTAGATTATAACAATTTTCATTTTTTAAGTGTTCTTCAGTAATTATTTCTTTTTCTCTCTGAGCCAATTCTTCTCTATTCTGACACCACTCCAAAATTTCAATTTTAAAATTTTCAGAACCATATTTTCTTATGGCGTATCTTAATCTTGTACCGCTACCAAGATAACCATCGTTTAATTTATTGGTAGAATGCATTCCAATGTAAAATTTTTCATTGATTAGATTGGTAGTGCGATAAATAAAATGATAAGTTTTCAACTTAATTGAGTTCGACATACTAATAAATATGTCGGAACTCAAAAAAGTTGAAGTGTGGAGGTGGCGGGACTCGCTCGTATCAAAGTATTTCTACGATGTGTGGACTATATCATCATCTCAATGAGATGTCGGACGCTATTGTGGTATTACGGTAGAAGCGTCTACCACCCACTAGTCTCTGCACCTTCCTGTTCCTACCAGGCTTGGCTCAGGATTGACAT